CATCTCCTCGATGGTAGCGTCCCTGAAGAAATGCTCATGATCGGAAGAGATGTCTACGCTGGTATACCTCTGGCGTTGATCGATGTACCGCATAGCACGGACGGTCTTTTTGTCCTTCTGAACAAAGAGCAGGTAGGTGCCTACCATGACCGGCCTAATGCTGGCAGAGCCATAAGAAGATTGGCGATCTACGCCGGCGCTTACAGCAGAAAGAGGGCTACCCTTTACGCTGAACTCGCCTGTGTCGGTTCCTATGATGAGGTCTTCTGTGGATTTGAGGAATCGAACCCGGCTACCCCGCAAGTCATTCACAATGAAGTGGATTCCGTCGGTGGCTGTGCCGCCAAGGTCAAAACTTTCCGGCTCGTCAACCACGCTACCAACCACAACCTGGGGCTCACCCTTGAATCCAGCAAACATGACACGACCCTGGTGGCTGGCACCAGCGCTCGGGAATCCCACTGCGTGTGACCAACCCAAGGAGTACTTGGCTGTGGGGGCAGTGGTTTTGGGACCCGTGATGCACTTCGCCAGGAAGCAGTTGTCGTGCCTGGAAGTTATGGCAAAGGTCCCACCGTTCACATGGATGACCCCGCCGTGCCTGGCTTTCGTGTCAGGGGTTAACTGGTCCCCTCTTTCGTAGGTGTCCCAAGCGGTTTCATGCCCAGCAGGGACAAAGTCCACTAACTGGTCGCTGTCAATGCCCCCAAAGTAAATCTGGACACTATCGCCAGGGATCGTTGTTCGCATGGCGTAGTTAGCAGTAGTAGAAAGCCCATTGGTTGTAGCGGTATTGATGTTTTTTATGACAACTTGAGGAACAGGCTTGTCAGTTTTCCGGTCCCTCAGCGTATATATCGGTGCGGCAGAAAGGTTGATAGAGCCACTAGGCCCTGACCGGTTTATTGCAAAGGCCCTATACACAGGCGTAGAGGGGTTTGATCCATTGCTATCGCTACACTCTGCCACTTGGTAGAAGTAGTCCGTATTGCCGCCGCCGTTTTCTGAGATCAAGCAACCCACCAACTGATTCGCCGATATGGCTGAAGGCAAGGTGACTGAAGTCATGTTGCAGGCAAAGAACCTTTGGGTCCTGTCAGGGTCATCCAGGTCCCTCCTGGCGTCTGTATTTGCATCAAGTGCGTATCCAGAGTCTTTGTAAGGACCATCCCAGTCGGCGGGGTCCAAGAACATGTCTGCCATTTGATGGAAAGCCGCAGACCCAATGTCCATGTTGTAGTTGTGGAGGGTCCTGACCTCTGCTTTTCTTGGGCTAATCACGTCTGAAATGCGAACCCAAAGACCCATCCCAGTTTCTACGTGATCTCCGTAAACAGATGAGTCCGGGTCATTGTTTGCATTGTGAAACCGCATGTATCCAATGCGATAAATAGCCCCTTTGTCCAAGTTGGTGAAGAAATCCCGAGTGGCTACAAGTTCGCCTGTGCTNAAGAAGGCACCCCCGCCGGAGGCGTCAGTTAACTTCGTAGCGGATACGCTAAACCGGTCTCCAACAAGACGCACCTCGGGAGATCTGCGAGAGACTTCATACGGGCGTGTCGTCAACTTGTCTTCCTCAACACATACTTCTATAGGGAAGTTGTCTGCGTGCATGACGACAACCTTGTCCTTGTGCTGGAAGTACTCCAGTTCAGGGATCTGGCTTTCTGTGAAGTTGTGCATTCCAAAGGTCGTTGTGAAGTTGTTTGTCAGTGAAGACCCGGAGCCCGGAGGCAGGTAGTTCTTGTCTACGTTGCCGCCTGTGTAAAGAGTGCCCGTTGCCTTGAACGGAAGATTCGATTTGGCTAACTGTTTCCAGGGCCCGTTTCCAGCCGCAGTGGTAACGCCCGTTGCATTCGTTAGCACATTGTTGATGACGGCACGAATGGTGTGAAACTTTGCGCCGTTGCTGTCCTGCATGACCTCGAAGGCAAGGGCATAGATGTCGCTCTTGTACTGAAACGGAATCAACTTGCAGGCTAAGGACGTGTAGGTATCTGTCGTTACTGAGTTATCCGGGTCGAATGCGGTGTCACCCACAAACGTAGTGCCGCAACGCTTTTCAACGGTCCCGCTAGAGGAAACGATAGCCCCCTCCAGTTTCCTGCAGGAAGTCTCGTAAACCTCCGGTTTCGCCATGCCGTCTAGACGAGGCGATATCTCACCGTTCCTGAAACTAAGTTGCGGTCGCCACGTCATTACAGACTCCTATACCTGGACTCTACCAGTTCGCTAGGCGAGAAGTACCGAGCAGAGTTTTCTTGGCCGTCGATACCACGTGCCTTGAGCAGTGCTTCCTTCACTTTCTGCTCCAGCAGTGCGATCTCATTCGCCGACTTACCGAAGTTGGGTGCTACAAATGCACCGAAGGCCAAGCCCAGTGCGTGCTTCATGGCAGGTGCCAGGAGGTCTACATTGTCTCCAACGTCAAACACATACTCCAACTTGGCTGTGCTCTGGTTTGTGCAGAGGCAACGACTCTTAGTCCCGCTGGTGTTAGCCACAGCCTCGATCTCCCACATGACAGACTCGGAGTTATCCGGTTGATTCCTGTGACCATTTACCGTGAGGGCACGAATGTAGTCACTCGGCAGTGAGAAAATGTTGGCCCACCGGGAGGTGTCCTTAAAGTCCGAGTTAGGCATAGCAGTCAATGCCGCCGTCGTCTTGCACCCGTTCCAAGCATGGTCGCTAATGAACTGTTTGCGGAAGTTAGGCCAAACAGAGCGCAAAAGCACCGCCTGGGGCGTGGTGTCGTTTGTAGCGGAGTTTACCGTAGCAACGCCCAGTTGGGTCAGCCCGGTATTCCAAATCTCTTCAATCGCCACGATTTCACTCCTTGTCAAAAGGTTCTCTTCAATGTCCCCAACGCCGTCAATCACAACCTGAAGGTCGTACAGGATACGGATTGTAGCATCCGTTGTTGCAGTGGCACTGCCTGATCCGCTAGATTCCCCTGCCGCACCCGATCCGTCAGCCTGCCCACTCGCTCCTGCTGTTGCAGTCACCCCCGCAGTCAGGGCAAGAGATTGAGTTGTCGTTGCCGTAGCGGCACCGGAAACCGAAATGCTGGCTACAAGGTAATGCTGTGTCTCTCGCACAAGGCTTGCATCTGCCAAGGCGTTAAAGGTCAGGGTGTTTTGATGCGTCAGAATCCAGTCGTGAGAAGAGACAATATCGTTAAGGCCCGTTGGGGCAAGACCCCTGGCTATAACCTCGTTTGCCACAAGGCTTCTGATCTGAGGCCCTGTAGTCACGGTCACTGCGGCAGATATCGTGAAGATAACGTCTGGGTCTGGGTCTGGGTTGATCTCCCAGGTTTGGTCTGCGGTTATAGAACCAGAAGCAGAGCCTCCCGCAGAAAGCCCAACAGCAACCAACTCATGAGTCTGCTGTGCTGTAATCGAAGTGCTGATTGTCGCACCAGCGGCTGTTGTCGTTGCAGAAAGATTGTGAGTCTGCTGAGCAGTGATCGTCGCTGACGGCAAAGCGGCGCAAAACCGAAAAGCACTTTGGACAAGTTCATGTGTTTGTACAGCGGTTATCGATCCGCTAATCGTAGCGGCGGCATCAGTTGTTGACGAAGTAAGGGCGTGCGTTTGCACTGCCGTAACAGTGCCTGCCGCACTAACCGCCAGGGAAGTAGCAGAGGCCGTCAACTGGTGCGTCTGCTGAGCGGTAATGCCTGCTGATACCAGAGCGCTTCCTGTATTAGCGGTGGACTCTGGCGTATGCGTCTGGACTAGGCTTATTGATAATGTTGCAGAAGAAGTGACGGAACTGGAAAGATCCCTCTGTGCATCTGACGTGATAGTTCCGGAGACGGTTGTGGCCGCACCAATGGACTGAGTTATTTCGTGGGTTTGCTGGCCTGTGATCGTCGCAGAAAGAGACGCACCTGCAGTAGAGGAGTTTGTTAGGTCATGAGTTTGTTGACCTGTAACTGATCCCGTAGCAGTAGTTGCAAGCGATGCCGCTTCAGCAGTGAGTTCGTGGGTCTGTTGACCTGTAATGAGGGCTGATACTGTCGCCCCAGCATTCGTCGTCGTAGCGGCAAGAGCGTGGGTCTGTTGACCCGTAATCGTGGCAGAAGCAGTGATCGCTGAAGTCGTCGTTGCGCTAACAAGTTCGTGTGTCTGTTGACCCGAAATGACCGCCGAAGAGGTGGCCGCAAAGTTCGCCGCCTGGGCAGTTAACTGATGAGTTTGCTGGCCTGTGATGACCGCTGAGACCGTTGTTGCGGCGCTTGTCGCCTCTGATGTCAGAGCGTGAGTCTGTTGCCCCGTGATCGTGGCGGAAGAAGTTGCTACCGATTGTGTCGTAGAGCCAACAAGTTCGTGGGTTTGCTGGCCAGTAACGCTACCCGACGAAGTTACTGCAAAGTTCATCGCCTCAGCAGTTAAGGCATGTGTCTGCTGGCCTGTGATACTTGCTGAAATCGTTGTTGCGGCGCTTGTTGCCGTCGAAGTCAGGTCATGAGTCTGCTGACCAGTGATTGACGCAGTAGAAGTTGCCACTGATTGCGTCGTGGACCCGACCAGTTCATGAGTTTGTTGACCTGTAATACTAGCACTTACAGTGACGCCTGCGTTTGTGGCCTCGGCTACTAACTCATGGGTCTGTTGGCCAGTGATCGAGGCGGATTCGACCGCCGCTGAAGCCGTTGTTGTGGTAGCCGTTAGGCCGTGCGTCTGCTGGGCCGTGATCGTTGCTAGGTTTGCCCCTGCATCACGATCAAAACATGAGACTGTTGCAGAGCCTGAGAGTTGATGGAGTGTCCCAACCGTAATATCCGCCACTGCAGAAGCCACGCAGAAATCAGGAATAGCCCCTTGAAGATTGCTGAGGCCAAAATCCATCTGGGTGTTTGCTACGGCGGAGCAACTGGCGCTTGTTGCTGAAGCAGTCAGGTTGTGTGTGGTTCCTGCCGAGGCACTCGTCAACTTCGGGACAAGTATAGTGTTTAGAGAAGCGTCTTTTGCCGTCCAAGCGATTCTAAACTCATACTGAGTACCAGCAGAAGTAGCACTTCCAAAAGCAATAGCAAACTGTACTTCTGTCCAACCTCTTCGACATTCAGTCGCCATGTCCAAGCGGTTGGCACCTTCGTGTTGCCTTCCTGCCGCTACATAACCAGAGCCAAGATTGCCGCCTGTTGGAAAGTTTCCAGCAGCATTGCTTGCACTTGTAACCTGCATTGTAGAAGAAACAGCGGTGTCATTAACAAGAATAGTGTTTGATGCAACGTAGGGGCCATTTACTGTACTTGTAGTGCCCGTTGTGCTCCAACTGGTAGCACCTACTACTCGATGACTAAGCGTAGCACTGCCTTCGCTTACATCTCCGGGCCTAAACCTGTCTGAGTTGTCTGCCGCACCAGCACAAAGAGAAATGACTTCACTTGTTGAAGACATTGTGTAGTTGGCTTCTTCGGCAACTCCCGTTATCTGGTCAGGCTTGCCGCTATCCCCAGTGTCTTCTCGTATCCAAGAGCGGCCTGCAACTACCATGACGGAGGCTCCGGCCAGCCCGCTCTGAACTCCTCATTGATTTCTTGATGAGACGGTGAATCTACTTTGATAGGTCTTACCAAGGCCATGTTTGAAACTCGAACTAGAGCCCTGCGATCCGGGAACCTCTTTTGGTCTTTCCATACAAAAGCACCAAATCGAAAAGAAAACCAACCGTCGTCTTCGTCTTCGACCCATTCAAACGGTCCAGACCAAAACCACTCGTCGGTTGAACTATCCTGGGTTGCGAGCAGAATGTCCCCATTTGCGACCTGAGTCTTCAGATCGGCAATAGATATCATGGGGCTTTCTAGCCCTCTAGGTTCCGGGTTAGAGGGATCGAATGGTGTAGCCAAAAGCCCTCCAAAAAATGGGGGAAGCAGAGACCCGCCAGCCTGCCTCCCCCCACACAGAAGAAAGGCCTAGTTTAAGCGAAGGTGATTGTCAGAGCGCCTGCCGCAATTTTGACCGTGTCACCGTTCTGAACAGTCACAGCGCCACCGAACGAACCGTGGAACATGGCGTTGCCATCTGCGACATCGCCTGCCGTATTGGCCAGGTGGAGCGAGAAACCGTTTACCGTGGTGTTCCAGTCGCCTGTCGCATCCCATTGGATGTCGGCGGTGGTCGTACACTGACCATCGGTCTCTGAAGCCGCCAACTCCTCAAAGGCAACCTGCTTGTGGTTGTAACCTCCGGCGACGGACACTGCAGTTCCAGTGTCCATGGCGTCTGTGGGGTCAACGCTGTACAGCCTAATCCAGATTTTGCTGTTGCTATCTGTAACGGTCGCACCAGCGTCGTTCCAAATCAGATTCCCTGTCGGTGCCCCAGTTGGCGCCCACGCATCCCCATTTAGAATCAAGGTAGCCATAGCGACCTCAAAAACATCCGTCATTGCAGACATTAGTCTTCCCTTACTTTTAGGGCGCCGGTTCCGAAGGCTATCTCCTCATCCGCCGCCAAAGTCCTATTTACTGACAGGTCTTTCCAGTAAAGAAGATTTCCTGCCGTTTCAGCGTCCCAGATTCCTATGCCGACCACTGTCTCGTTGGCTGTGTAGCCTACTGCAGTTGTCCACGAAATCGTCCCGCTATTATCCACGTACCGTCTGTTGCCGTCGCTCGCAGGGCCTGACCAGTAGGGACTACCCTGGCTCGACTGTTGGTAAACACGAACCCTCGACAGACTCCACTCGGTACCAGCGTCGTTGTCTCCAGCAGGGTTGGTCACAAACAAGTTCACGTATGTAGCGGCGGCCCCTGCGACTGACTGACCTAAAAACAAATCCAACACTCGGTCAGATTGGTAGAAAGTCTTACCAGCCACAGGAGCCTCCACTCAACCGATTAGTGGTTCGGAATGATGACCATCTGCTTGGGGTCCATGCGAATGGCTCCCAGGCTGAAGTCGTGGTAGCACTGCAAGGAGTATCCACGCTCGGGGATCTCGTCGAAGCGCACGCTCATCTCGTCACCCATGCCGAAGATCATGGCCTGATCCGTGTACAAGTAGGCGTAGTGACCTGTAGCAATAGCAAACTCATCGTCACCGGCGGTGTAAGTGCTGATGACCGACTGAGAAGTAATCTCAGGGCACACACGGAACTCAACGCCCAAGAAGTCAACGGGCTGGCCGGACTGAAGAGGACGAAGAGCGTTGTAGTCAGCACTGGTGTACTGGGCCTCCGCCATCAGTTCAGAGACACCCGCCGGAGACATGGCGCAGTAGACCTTGGTTCCCGAAGGAATACCGTTGGTCTGCATGACTTCAAGACCCTTAAGGATCTTGGCCAAGTGAAGGCGAGTAGAAGCCGTTGTGGTGCCGAGAAGATTCTGGGAAGCCACAAGGATCTGCTGACAACCAGACTCTCCGGCAGTGTCGGCTTCAATCAACTGTCCGATGGTACCTACAATGGCATTACCAGCCGCAGAGCCAGTAACAATGTCTGCCCCTCCACCGTTTGTTCCGATAGGAATCTTTGCGGTAGAGCCGTCTCCGCCGTAAGCCACATCTACGTCCTTGCGGAAAGCCTGGAGGTAGATATCTCTTGCGTCGGTAGACTCGGCGGAGAGAGTCGAGGAAGCCGCATTGTTGGTGTGAAGCGTTGTTTCACCACGGAAGGCGTCGATGATGACGTTATCCTTTTTGCGGTTGAAGGCGGCGGCCACGTTCATGACGTAGGTTCCGTCCGGCTGGATTGCTCGCATCAGACCACGCTCGTCACGAGGATCGAACAACTCAGCAAACTCCCAGAACTGAGGCTTCAGTTCACGGCGCTCGTTGCCGGTGACCTTGTACTGAACGTCGTTGGTCTCGGCACCGTACTGAACTCCACGGCCACGCTGGGCAAGAGTCACAGACTTGTAGGAGTCGAGAACCAGGGGATCGCCCATGAGAACCTCGGGAACACAGGTGTCGGACAGAACCGAGTCCATGTTCTGGGTCTTCAGGCGAATGGTGTCGGCGTAAGCCGTTTTGAACAGATCGATGTACGAATCGGTCTGGGAAGCACCGCCGGCACCTGGCCAGCCAGCACTAAAAGATGGATATGCCATGTGGACATTCCTTCCAAACAAAAGTTAAAACTTGAGTCGGTAGGTTGTCCAGGCGTCTGGGCCTTCCTTGGTGATAACGCTCACCATTGTCGGCGGTCTATCCCGCTGTCTTGCTTGGCCCGGAGGTTGTCAAGCCTGTGTATCCTTACAAGTTAACAACCCCCGGCGCAAGGACTAGAACGGATTATTTTTTAATCTTGGGTCAAACACGCTCTGGTAGCCACGGTTAATGAGTTCCTGCAACTTCTGGCGGTACTCATGCTGGACCTTCTCATGCTCTGCCTCCCGGCGGTTCTGGAAAGCCTTGTGCTTCATGAGTTCACGGATATTCATTGCCAGTTCAATGTCGTCCCCATGCTCGTTTGCTTCAGCAGTGCCCCCGTCGGTGGGTGCGCTTCCGTCTGTCATCATTTCTCCAACCATATTGAACAACTCCAAAGCGGCGGAATCCCTAAGATCCACCTGGCCCAGGGACTCTGCAAGTTTCTCATTCTTACTTGCCAGCGTCTCCAGAGCCGTCTTCGCCCTGTCCACCACCTCGTCGTACCGCTCTCCGTAGGTCGATTTTGAGTTTTGCTGAGAGGTTGTGAGTTTTTCCTCCCACTCGGCCTTCTGGCTTTCGATTGCCTGTTTTTGCGCTGTTGTCAGCGTTTTCCACTGATCCTTGGTTAGGTGCGCCTTGTGAGCCGCTTCCCTTGCCTGAGTCGCCCATTCTTCCGTCCCTTCCTCAACGTCATATCCATCAATAGATTCTGGTGCCCCCAGTCTCTGAAAGAACGCCGAACGCTCCTCATGACTGGCCTCTGGCGTAGGTACACGCACAGATGAGCCCATGCTTTTCTGCAACTCTTTGTAACTCCTAGCCAAAGATTCCACATCTTTGAACTTTTCAAGGAACCCCTCTCGCCCGTCAAACTCCTCTGGGATCATGTCTTCAAGACTCATTCTTTGTTCTCCTTGGCGGCTCGAATGATTGCCACTATCTTCCAGTAAACACTTCGCTGGCCCAACCGTTTAGCCATGCCTATGACGTCTATCGGGACTTGATCCCTCTCGCCCTCTGCGGCCTTCGCATGGTTAATCAGTTCCTCCGGCTCAATAGTATCCTCGACACCCAGCATGACTCGCAAGTGGTCGAGCACTTCTTTTCCAGCAGGCGACTCAAATGTGGCGAGGTACTTTTCTTCTATGTTAGCCAATCGGCGGTCCTTCCTCTGGCGGCGGTTGCATTTGTTGCATCTGTTGCTCTTGATCCAAGATCCGCTGTTCTGCCGCCTTAGCCGCTCTGGCTTCACGAATCTGGTCAATCTCTTCTTGCGTTCGGAAGATCGTCGCAGGGACGTCGCTCATCTTCGAGTCGAAGTTGCGAAGCCTGTCGGGGTCAATGTCTTCCATGAAAGCCGGGTCTTGTGTCGCCTGGAACAGAGCAATCCTGCGCTCCAGGAACGACATGACTCGCTGGGCGGAGTCCTGCTTCTGGGCAGAGAAGAACGGCGAGGAGAACTTTACCACACCGGAGATATCGCCACCCAATGCGCTGGCCAACTCCACGGCTTCCGGCAGTTCCTTTCGGCGAGCCATAATCCCAATGACGCTCTGGATTACCGGACCCAGGAACTCGTTGTTGATGATATCTGCGGCGGCGGCCAGTCTTTGTAGGCTCCGGGCCTGACGCTGGCGACTTTCCTCGGCTGACCTTGGCTGACTGGCTGGCTCGGCAAGGACGTCCGAAAGAAACGCCTGCCTGATCTGGTCCCTGTCATCCCTAGCAATCTTGTCTGCCGCACCGTAATCCGCACCACTACGCAGGTAGTTTGGCGACAGTTTGATTGGAGGCCTGGTCACCATGATTCCCCCGTTGGCGATATCCATATCAACCATGCTGTCGTCCTCCACCATCAGTGGCGGATTCAAGTCCTTACCTGCGGCCATAAGGATTTGCCGGCGCAGTTCACTCAGACCCCGTGCGTCGGATCGAGCGAGGTGCCCCCGCCCTCTTCCGTACTCTTCTCCGTCTACACGGTGTAGACGACTGACCACATACGGAGCCACGTCGTACCCGTCCTCCTTGACGATCTCTCCGCCTCCGCCTTCCGTGACGTACACGCTTCGATAAGTCTTGTTTGTCTTCGACGGGAGCCCTCCGTAAATCTTGTTTTCGTTTTCGTAGATGAACTGGTAGTAGGTCACCATTTCCATAGCGTTCCCGGAGTCCAAGTTCTTCATGACCTCTACGCCGGGGTTCTCAAAGTATCGAGCGGCGTCTATCGAGGGCATCTCAAACTCACGGCAAATCATGAGGATTCGCCCACCCTTGCCTTGGGACCAGTACATGCGCCCAATGGGCACGGCCTCAAAGACAATGCCGCTGTTATTCGCAGGATTGACGGGCTCTTCTTCTACAAGCATGGTGCTGTTACCCAGAACCACCAAATCCCGCAGTGCGGCAGTTGACTCGTTGTAGAAGTTACTGTCCTGCAACTTGGCAAGGATTCTCTGTGCAGTAATGTCCAAGGCCTCACGCACAGCGGAGTCTCCCTGGAAATCATACGGTGGCTCTAGCCTAAGCCAGTCCTGAGACGGTGGCAGAAGGGAGCCCTTCATGAAGTTGACCAGTTGGTCTGCCGCAATCATGGCTGTCGAATCGAACACCGGTTTAATCCTGCGGCTACCTGCGGCCTTCTTCGTGGTGATGTCCCCACGAAACGGCATCATGTAGTTCGATATGTCCTGCCACGCAGTTTCGTGATTTGCCCTGGTCTGCTTCATTTTCTGCAGACGGCTCATCAGTTCTTGGACCTCAGTCATTGCTACCCCCCAAAGAAGTCATCTTCCCTTATGCGTAATCGCATTGTTCCCCGCTCCATGCTGGCAGGTTTTGACAAGTGTAACATCATCAGGGCTTTGTGCATGGCGTCGATGCAATGGTCCTCCTGACGAGGCACGATCTTGCCCTCCTTATGGCGGTACCTTCTCATCTCCTGCATAAGTTCCTGTGTCCCTCGGGCCATGAATGTCAACAAGCCCTGAGCCATCATGTCCAAGGCTGTCTCGATAATAGTCATGATTGCCCGGCTCTTTGCGCCCGTCATCCTGTCAACCATGTGCGCCGCCTCGGGTAGCACATTGACACCAAACTCTCTCAGTTGAGAAACCACAGTACCACTACTGGTCTGCCTCATTGCATCGTGTGGCCAGGCGACAGGGATCGACCCCGCACCCATAGCCAACAGCCGGCTGGCAAAGTCTGCCACGGTGATGTCCTCAGCCTTGAAGTCTTGTATCACATACGTGATCCCAGAGTTTCTATCCGTACCCATTTTCACAGCCGACCACTTTCCGACTGTGTGCGCCAAGTCGATACCTATGATCTGGTTGAAATGATCGGGCACCTGGAAGTCTTCTGTCATAAGCAGGTGCTGAGGTATGTTGTAGATCAATCCTTGGCTGGCTACTGGACGACCGTAGAGTCGAGCCTCTGCCAAAGGGTTGTTCTCATATTTCTTCAGCAGGTGTTCCCGCTGACCCTCATCCATGTGAGTCGCACGGGTAATGTCGTAGTTGATGAGTTCTTTGATCTCCTGCTCAGGATCTTCAAACATCAAGTACAACTCTGTCTCACCTCGCAGTGGCGTCATGGCAATATCCACGTGTCCACCTGTTGCGTTGGTACGAGCAGACAGTTCCTCGTACACCATCATTTCCGGTTCCTCGTCAATCGCCACAAGGTCTAGTGAGTAACCCTGAAGACGACGCCAACCGGTAGAGTACGAGAAGACATAGGCCTTGCTGTACCCGTCAAAGTTTCCGTATTTGTCGTGGTGCTTTACTCGGAAGTAATCGACCTGGTTGGCCACTCCGCCGGTCATGCGAGTAATGTCTTCGCTTGGATCAAATGTCCCCATAGGGAAATATCCAGCGCCCCGATCTTCAGGAGGCCCCAGCAGTCGGTTGACCAACAAGTCCCTGGTGGACTGTGCCGTCTCCCCTCCCAGAGCCGCAGTAATGGGTTTGTCAAAACGAATGCCTGTATACCAAGAAGGGTATAGCCCGGTCATGTGATACGTGAACTTCATCATAAGGGCTGTAGACTTGCCAGCCTGGTTCGCCCCAGTCAGCATGCATTCCTTGCTATGACTGTTAATGAAGTCCCGCTGTCTCTCGTTCGGGTCTATGTCCCCGAGGAGATCTTTCTCTCGACGGGCCGCCAGTTCCTGCTCTATCTGTACAAGACGGAGCAGTTCTTCTTTCGTGGGCTCACTCATCGGTATCCAACCTCGCCGCCCTCATTTCCTTGAGCATTGCTTTGAGTTCGTTATCCGACATGTGTTGCAACTCCACAACCTTTTCCGTTTTGGGTTGCTCTTTTGGTATGACGGTTGGAAGGATGGATCGGCCCATGAACATCAGAACCTTTTGACCTTCTTCAGTCGTGGGGTCTGCCAGAGCGGCCATTTGTGCCAGTTTGTGAAACAGGCCGGCGTCGTGAAGCATTTCCAGGAAGTCCTGCTTTACGGCATGAGGGTCCTTATATACTACGGACGAAGGCGCCGGATCTGACAAAGATGGGGCATGATTTTCTCTGGCGAGTTCATAAATCTCCCTAAACTCCTGGTCTGTTTTCGTCAGATTCAAGGCCATTTCAATGGGAATGCCGGTAGAGACGCAGGCCTCCTTGAAGTTGGCCCCCTCCTCCACTCGGGCTTTGACCTTGTTCTTGATATCCAGCCGAAGCAACATGGCATCGTGATCTGTCATTTTTCTCCTTGGAGCGCCATGTTGAAGTGCGACCGCTGTCAAGACAACTACGAGTTTTCACCTACTTTGGTCCAAGGCAGGAATCAGGACTACCTAATTTGCCCTCTCTGCTCGTATGACCTCAGACGGAACACCGACGGGTTTGTTCGCTCCCGCAACAAAAACTGGACGGGACGAATCTGTGGACATATTATAGCACACATAAAGGACTTACGCAAGTACAGAAAAAAGGGTTGACGGACCCAACCATTTGTGCATACTGATTCCTGTGGGGACGATCCCACTAAGAGAGGAGTTCAGTCATGAGGCTGAATAGCATTGTTATTGGCGGGAATCTGTGTGCAGATCCCGAGTCCAAGGACGTGACCGGGGGCCATGTTCTGACCACCTTCCGCATTGCCAACAATCACGGGCAAGACAAGGTGAGTTTTATTAACGTCGAGTGCTGGGGCAAAACCGCAGAGACCTGCCGCCAGTACCTCGAAAAAGGTAGCGGGGTTATTGTCCAGGGCGAGATGATCGTCGATACTTACAAGGACAAAGAAGGCAACAACCGCAACAAAGCGTTCGTCAAAGCCTTCAAGGTCGAGTTCCTTCCACGGAGAACTGAACGTGACACACACACCTCACGAAGCCAAACCAGTGACCAGTCCGGCGAAGAAGTCCCTTTCTAGGGACGACTGGCTGACGGTCGGTGAGGCGGCTCGTATCTTGGGCGTCAGTGCTCAGCGCATCGGTCGCTTGTGTGCTGACGCCCGTTTCTTGTGTGTAAAGTTTTCTGGTGTATGGGTGATTGATCGTGCAGATTTCCAAAGGTTTGCTGGAGTCCCTAGAAAACCTGGGAGACCACCAACCCCTGAGTCCATCCCACATAATGAACGAGATGCCCAGCCTGCAGGAACTTCGTGGGCTGATTCCGGGCATTATTAAAGATGACGAAATAAAGTTTGTCTACGACAAACATGCAAAGTACGACTGGTGGTACCCAAAAACCAGGATCGGCTTCATGCTCTTCATCAATCACTTCTTCCGCATTCGCACTGACCCTAGATTTCTAGTCAGTGAAGCGGTTCAGTGTCACCGAATCACCGGAGCCGCACACAAAAAACGTAGGCACCAAGAACTGATAGTCATGGCTCAGGAGGCCTTGGAATACGACTGTGTATCCCTTGCTCCACAAGCCTTTGCCTTTCTAGAGTGGTGGCGTGACAAGAGACACAGGAAGACCTTACCCCGTACAGATTACTTGGGACGTGCAACTGTTTTCCGAACCGGCATCAAGTCCTGGAAGACGCATTTGAGTTCACAAGTTTTCTCGTGCAGGCCTGCGGCAGAGCGTTATGCTCGGGACCATTTCCGTCTTAAGTATAATGCGCTGTTGGAGGAAGAATGACTTACGAATACATGGGTGATGCCAGCCTCTATGAGGTTGTCGTTTCAATACAGAAGGAGAAACATGGAATCACCATCCAACTCTTCAGAGCACATACCTCTGAACCATACGGGGAACTCCAAGTCCCCAAAGCCCACGCCGGGCGACTCGCAGATCTTCTCAAGGAGTACGCTGGAGAACATTCGAGGGAAGCACAAACTCCCCCGAAAGACTCCTGACATCGTACTCAAGGCCCTTGCGATCTTTAGGGACTCGCACGTTTCATACATAGGGAGGAAAAGCGATGTATAACGACCGGTTCTTTAACGAACTTTTCAAGCCAGGAGATGTCGTCAACATCCGAGGCTTCGGCTCTGACGTTCCCGTCTCCAGTCAAAACATCATCTGGTCTGAAGACGGTTTTGCCTTTGCGGAACACCTTGATCGCCTCCTGGAGGCCGGGTCAAACGCCGGTTTTGGTGTATCCGTCAGGCGAGATGTCGAAGGTAGCGGGGGTGCCGAGAACCTTTTGCACACTCGTGCGGTATGGGTTGACATTGACGACCCCGACATCTCCACAGAGAGCATCGACCAACGTGCAGAGGACAACGGGTACTCCCAACCTCACTACGTAATCCGCACAGGTGGAGGTGTACACCTTTACTGGATTCTTGGCCAGCCTCACATGCTCGACACCCAGCCGGCAAGGCGAGACTTCAGCAAGCGGCTGAAGTTGCTGACACAGGCTTTCGAGGGTGACGAGAAGTGTTGCGAGCCGGCTCGGATCATGCGTGCTCCAGGCACACCCAACATGAAGCCTCACTACCCCGAGGACGACAGACCTCAGTGCTTTGTCGAAAGATTCATTGACTCACAACCCTGCGAGATCACTGACTTCCGTGACGAGAGACCGGTCATTCAGGGCGGCAGGAACAATGCAGTCTTTAACCATGCCCGACAGTTACGAGACAACGGCCTCGGTCAAGATCAGGCACTCCCCCTTGCTAACGCATGGAACCGTGCCAACTGCGTGCCTGCCCTGCCGGAGCACGAAGTCGAAACGATTGTCAACAGCGTTTACTCCCGTGCGGCGGGAGGGGTAACCCATGAGGTTGCCGCACGATTTCCAGAAGCCGTCGAATCGGAAGTCGCCGCCCAGTTCGTCAGAGACCGAGCGGAAAACCTTCGGTTCAACGACGGGCTCGGGTGGATGTTCTTCAACGGAAGGTACTGGGAACGTGACGACCAACAAGCCATGGACCTCCTCCGAAGATACTTAACCCGTATGCGTGCAGACGCCGGGGCGGAAGGTGTGGATGCTGTTCAGCGACTCTGCACTCGCCTTTTGACTTACCGGAAGATCAAGGACACCCTGGCTCTTGCCGCCACCATGCCGGAGGTTCAGGTCAGGGCTGAGGACTTTGACAACCAGCCGTTCAAGGTCAACTTCCAGAACTGCACGGTGGTTTTCGAGAAGGACGGCTCTTACCGCAGGGAGACTCACAACAGGGAGGACTACCTGACCTCTGCGATCCCTGCGGATTTCAGTGACACTATGAAGGACGAGAGCGAGTTTGCTCGGTTCCTCAAGCGGATCTTTGACGGGGATACGGCGACGATCCTCTACCTGCAGAAAAGACTGGGCATGGCCCTTATGGGAAATGTTGGTGACAGCAAGGCTTTGATCCTTTACGGTGACGGTGCGAACGGGAAAAGCGTGCTGGCTGGAGTTCTTCAGGAATGCCTCGGTGAGTACTGCTACCCCGTGCCCTCTTCAACCTTGACAGGCAGAGGGGGTAGTGACGGAGGCGGGGAGACGAAGGTAGCCAGCCTGCAGGGTAAGCGAGTTGGACTTGTCCATGAGTTTGGGAGTGCCACCCAACTTAATGATGAGCGGTTCAAAATGCTTACGGGGGGCGAGGCTTTGATCTCTGGGAGGCACCTGTACGGCAGGCACTTCTCTTTCCGCCCTGTCACCGCATTTGTCATCATGTCCAACTACCTGCCCTCTGTGCAGGACCACAGCCACGGCCTGTGGCGTCGAATGGCTCTGATTAACTTCCCGGTCCAGATTCCCGAAGCAGAGCAAGACAGGGGCCTCATGAGGCGTCTGGTGGAGAATGAGCGAGAGTTCATTCTGTACTGGCTCATTGAGGGGCTGGCGGCTTACCTCGAAGAGGGTGCGGAACCCCCGGTATCCAGCACTGTGGCCATGGAAGATTACAAGCAGGGAGAAGACGCTATCGGGTCATTCCTGCAGGAGAACTACGAAGCCTTTGAGGGTGGCCGGGTCACACTGAACGACATGTACCAGGACTTCCACCGCTGGACGAGTCAGCAGGGATTGAACATTCACTACTCGAAGATCAACTTCGGGCGACTGATTGCGAACAGATTCATGCCCGTTAAACTCCCAGGGGGTAGTTTGGTTGACAAACCCATTCTTAAGGAAAAGGTGGGGGGCAAGATCATTTTTTCCGGAGTCGCTTGCAAGGGTCAGTCCAGTTGGGCATACGATGGCTCCTGATAGTCTTGACTTCCAAGACTGCACCCATTGGAATGGACGTAATGCCACCGACGGTGTCGTCGTCCGGGGAGTAACAAGCGGTAATGACTATGGCCTTCTTGTCCTTCTTGAGGAGCCAGCCGACGGAAACGAAGCCGTGGGGTTTAACCTCCTTGGCTTCCTTCCGGGTCTGCCAGTTGTCGTCTCCGACGATATCCTTCCAGTGGACTACGACTAGGGTGCCATCATACACTGAACATCTCCTTCTGTTTGTGGAGCGCTCCTTCGACCAAGGCTGTCGGGGGGGCGCTCCTTTTTTGGATCAGCATGACCAATGACGACCTCCACAAGTTTATCGTCCGGGACTCCGTCTCGATCCCCGAGTACCCTCCCTCACCTGTCATCGTTGTTGACTCCAGGGAGCAGAAACCCTTCAAGTTCTCTGTTCCTACGGTCAAGAAGGGGTTGGCGTCCGGGGACTATTCCGTCGTCGGTTACGAGGACGATATTACTGTCGAGAGGAAGTCTCTCCCAGACCTCGTCCGATGTTGTGGGCGAGACCGCTCCAGATTCATGGATCAATGCAAACGGTTGGTAGAAATAAAGTGTAGACTGCTAATCGTTGAAGGATCTTGGGCAGACATACAAGCAGGCAAGGGATTCCACCCCAGGAGCAAAGTCACTCCTGCCCAAGTCGAGGGCACTCTTATCGCCCTGGCCGGCATGGGTATCCCCTGGGTCACCGCCGACTCTCGCAAGAGTGCAACAGAGATCACTCAGAGATTCCTTCTCGGGTGTCAGAAGCGGGAATGGACCTACCTCCGCAGGAAGTTCATAGGACGTTAGGACGGATCATGACGTTTTTCGCAGGAAGAAGTTATTTATCTGGGG